GACATGGTCTTGCCAGTGGCGTACCTCACAAGGTAGCCCCAAAGGTGCTCAGCCTCGCCGACAGAGAGGCCGTAGTGGTGAGCGTTCCACTGGCACATTGACGTGGCCTCCTCAGTGCTGGTGATCATGCTGAGCCAATCAGTGACGGCGAGTCTGTACTCGTCGATGTCCTTCTGAGTGGCGTAGATGCGGTTGGCCACCTTGTTGCACAGGCGGGGAAGATCCAGGGTGACAGTGTCGCCAACAAGGAAGCCGACGAACGTGCCGGAGATGCCGCGCTCGATCTTTAGCTCAGGCAGCTTCCTGATCTCGCGTATGTTGAGGGCAACGAGGAGGCCGTCGTCGCCTTTGGCAGCAAAGACGAAGGGGCCGGTGAAATCGTAGCTGGAGCCGACCCTGGCCATGGCATCGAGGGTGTTGTGGAAGTAGGTGATGCAAACCCCACTCTGAAAAGCTGTCAGGTTGTCAAGGCGGTAGTCGTAGCCGCGGGCCTGCCAGTTCTTTAGCGCAGCAAAGATGGGCTTGTAGACACTCTCAGGGACGCCAAAAAGCTCGTAGACGCGACGTATGTAATCGTGGGTAGCGTCTGTCTTAGTGGTGTCCTGCTCGCTGATGTCCACGCACATAATCTCGCAGTCCTTGGGCATGGCGCGCATCATGCGGTCGAAATTCCGCTTGAAGCGGTCAGGCGACATGCCATTGGGGAGGATGACGCCGCGCTTGAGCGCGCTGATGAGTTTCTGCTCGACGGCGCGGTTCCAGGCTGCGAATATGTGGTTGAGCGTCTTAGGTTGCGCTGAGATTCCCTGGCCAGCTTTAGGATCGAAGCCGTTGTGACTGGATGTGCCCTGCATCCAGAAGTTCTCTTTCAAGCCTGCTTTCTCCTGGCTCTTGTTGAAGCAGCTTATGTTGGACGTCGAGAACTTAGTCTCACCGTAGAGGCCTTCCTCCTGGCGGCGCGGATTCTTTTTCTTGACTATGTTGGCCGCCATTTCAGCTTCGGCGAGGAGCAGGTCGTCGGAATTTATGCGTTGAATTTTCTTCTTGTCAATGAACTTCATGAATCCATTGTAGAGCCGATCAGATTCCTGTTGAAACTGCTCCGGAGTCAGCTTGGGTTTGGGCTTGGTGTAGCGGCCTAGCACAGTTTGAACGCAGTGATCAAGGTCGCGGTTGGACTGGGTGCGGCTGCGGCAGCGGCTGAGTGGGATAACCTTCACGCCGGAGGTGGCCTCAGGGTTGAGGATGGGGCGCCCGCTATTTCTAATGCGCAAGGTTTTATCCCTGTTGTCACCCAGATGTTGGTAGCCTGTCTCGCGGCGAAACTCATAAGGTTCGGAGCTGCTCGGAGCGATCTTCTGGAGGATGTCTTCGACCAGCGCTGTGGCGCCGCAGTGGTTGCCAAGGGGGATAGCCACCTCCACAACGTCGATGTCGCCTGGTGTTAAGGAGTCGGGAAGGTCGCTGAGGGGGGCTTCAACCGCGAAGAGCTGGAACCCACCGCTAACGGCCTTATTAACCTGGCAACTTTCGGGCACGCTAAATTTGGTGGTGCTGTGTTGCCACTGGGGGCGCAGGAGCAGAGCGTCCTCGATCTCCTTGTCGACTATGGGGGCCTCTTGCTTATTCTCTGTGGTGGTAACCGAGGCGTAGGCCCCGGTGTCATAAGTAGCGGAGTAGAAGGCCCTGTAGCCGGAGGAGGTGGCGAAAGCGTCCCTGCTACCAACTAGAGTGGCGAGGGCTATAGGCTTAACGTCAAAGAGCATGCGGACGCCAGCTGCCATGGTGGATATTGTGAGCGTTCGTTTGTGCCGGGTGAGAGCGACGAAGACCTGGGCTGGAACCTTACTGGCTGTGGTTGCACAATCGCCAGTGACTATGAGGTCGCAGTCCAGTTCTCGGTAACCCTGGGTGGGGGGCATGGTGCGGACCTTATGAATCTCGCTGCTGCGTTTAGAGAATGTGAAAGCTCTACTAGCCCTGTCCCGCCAGGTGGGGTCCTTGAGCGTTTCGGAAAGGGCCGCGAATTTGACGCTGGTCAAGATGGGATTGATGGTGCGGAAGGTCCTAGCCCAAGGGTATTTGCAAGCCAGGAAAGCCATGACATCCAA